TAAGTGGGTGGTCTCTATTAAATTACTTTTTAATCCCTTTAGATACGCACTAGATAATAGGTTAATTGTTCTTGGTAGAAGTGGGACAGTTAACAATGTAGGAAATGTTAATTCAGAACCTATTATTGAAATTGAAGGTAATGGAGAAGTTAGTTTAACTATAGGGACTCAAACTATGGTGTTAAATTTAGATACAAGGGCTCGTATAGATTGTAGGCATCTGAAACAAAATATATATGATAAAAATAATAACATTAAAAATTCCATCCGTATTAGGGGTGGATTTTTTGAGTTCAAACCTGGCTTAAACGGAGTAACTACTAATGGAAATGTAACGAGTTTAAAAATATATGGTAATTGGAGGTGGAATATGTGATTTACTTAAAAGAGGGGAAAACTCCTCTTAATTTTGCTTATGAAGATGAAATAGCGCAGGAAGCAAACAGCACTTATCAACTAACATTTAAATATCCAGTTACTAATCCTATGTGGGAGGACTTAACTGAGGAAACCTTGCTTTTGGCTGATGACCTCCACGGAGAACAAGAGTTTATTATTTTTGAAGTTGAAAGACATCATGGTTACATTACTGTATATGCAAATCAAGTTGCTACTTTGTTAAATAATTATTCAATAAGTGAATTAAGTGTAAATAATGCTAGCGGTGATAGAGTAATGAGAAGTCTTGTGAGCAGTATTATTAGAAATCATAAATTTACATTCTTTTCTGATATTGCAGCAACTCACAGTATTAACTTGAAAAATGTAACTGTAGCAACAGCACTATTTAAAGACAAGCACTCTATTCTAGGTCAATGGGGTGGTGATTTAATAAGAGATAAGTATGATATAAAATTGTTAAGCAATGGAGGTGTTGAAAAAGAAGCACTTTTCATGTACAAAAAAAATCTGAAATCATACCAACAAAAAAAATCTACAAAAGATTTGAGAACCAGAATTCATTTTACAAAAACTATCAACTCTCAAAAAGAGGGGGAAGAGGACAAGGTAATAGCTGTAACTCTTGATAGTCCTTTAATTAACAAGTACAAAAATATCTATGAGGGAAATTTAGAAGTAAATGATCAAGATGTAGTAGATGAAGCTAGTTTATTGACCTATGCAAAACAATATTACAAAACTACTCTTTGTGATGTTATGGAAGAAAGCATTGAAATAAATGTTGTTGGTAAACCTGATGTACCAATTAAAATATTTGATACAGTAATAATTTTCCATGAGAAATTCAATTTAGATGTTAAGAAGAAAATAACAAAATATACGTTTTCTCCTATGGGGAAAAAATTGAAAACTATTGGATTTGGTAAAATTCAACAAGGATTAGGTTCTGTGTTATCGAATATGATTGATGAAGCAGTTACCGAGAAAGTAGAAACTAAAGTTGACGCTTTTAAAATTCAGAAAAATTTAGCTGATCTATTAAAGAAAGACAGAACAGCTATTGAAGAAAAAATGAAAAACCTCGAAGAACAGTCGAAAGCTGGAGTAGAGGTAAAAAAAGCTTTATTTGAAAAAGATGGTACTGTTCCAGAAGAAACTAGAACTAAAATACTTGACGCAATCGAGGCTGATATTGCACGTTTAAAAACGATAATAACCGAAGCTGAGATGATTAAGGCAATTCAAGCGCATTTAAACTATGCAGACATTAAGACAGCGCTTATTGATAAGGCGTTTATTAACGATATATTATCAGATAAAACGTTTAGGCAAGAGTTCGAAGCTGGAGAGGTAACTACTCAAAATATCTTCACTAAAATGCGTGATAGCATTCAAAGTAGCATTAAGAAAGAGTTCATTACCAAAGAAGAAACAAAAAAAATAGTCAATGATCTAACTATTGGAGCTGATGGAATACGTCAAATTACGCAAGAAGAAACTAACAAAATTATAGATAATCGTAAGAACGAACTCAAAGGCGACAGTAGTTACATTCATAAGAAATACTCAAACAACGCCAATGGTACACCTATGACAGACGATACCAATTCCAAGTACATGGGACTATACACAGGTTCATCTAAAACACCGCCAGTAAACGCAAGCGACTATAATTGGATTAAGATTAAGTTTGAAGAGCGTTTAGTCAAGGGTTATGCTAATAGCAAGACTGGACTTGATTTCACAACAGTTGAACCTGTTGAGGAGAGTAAACTGATTGCTAAAAACAGACCTAGAGTAAGAATAACAAACAACAATGATATTTCAGATATATGGCAAGCTAATGATGAAGTGTTTTTGAAGCCTAATACGTATTACAGATTAACGGCTAGAGCTAAAGGAAACACTAATGAATTACACGCCTATATTATGGATTACAACACAAAAGAAATATTCGCTAACCCATCTATTGTATTTAGTAATAATTTAGAAACTAAAACTAAATTATTTAAAACACCGCCTACAATGAGTGGCAATAACATATGGCTTAAATTCATCTTACAGCCCGAGGATGCGAACTGGGAAGGTGTAGAGGTCGATTGGTGGACAATTCAAGAGGCAATTGGCACACAAAAACTTGAGGATTTCCCACTTAACGAACCTGCACAATATCAAAAATTCAGATACTTTGGATATACGAATGTAACGGACGGCAATCCTACTGCTGATAAATTTGAATGGTTCGACTTACAAAAAAAATCTATGCAAACCGATAAATATACGCATTTAGTCTACTCAGATAACGCTGACGGTACTGACTTCGGGAAAGCTCCTAAAAAATACATGGGAATAGCAAGGACTACATCTCCAGTAACACCAACGAACAAAGAGGATTTCAAGTGGTTTAAAATAACTGGAGAGGACGGACACTCACTAAATGCTTACTTAAGGCTTGAGGGTAGTATTCAAATAAGCAATTTTGATATTTCTCATTCATACAGAGGAGCTAGCTTCCAAGAAACCTCAAATCAAGCTAGTACAGTCGATTCTAACGGCTTAATTACTAATTTAGGACTAAATGCTAACAAGACAGACGGAACGCCGTTGTACGTCGATATAACAGTTAAATACAAAGGCTTAACATCTGTTGCTAGTGCGAGGTTAGATAATACGGTAGATGTTGAGTTAGTCAACAATACTATCAACAAATTTAAGACCTTTGAAAGTACGCTTGATAAATTTGAAAGCAAAATTGGCGAGATTAGTAAGCAGAAATTCAAAATGGCTTACAACATTGAAAATTTGTGTTCGGAAACAAATTCAGAAAAGAAAGGGAATGACCTTTATTTCAACACAAAAAGACCGTTAGAAGCTAACAAGTATTATTACATTTTGGCTTACTTAAAAAACGCACCTGAGGGGAGATTCGCTAGGATATATTATGCTGACGACAATGGCGATAATAAATTAATAACAAATGGATTGAATGTGTGGCGTGTTAAATACAGCTCCCAACAAACCAGAGTTAACATTTTTAGTCAAGGTTCAGATACTACGATTAAGAATGTTGAAGTATACGAAGTACCTGAAATTCCGTTTCCTGAGGAAGATGTGTTGTATGCACCTGAAAAAATTCCTAATAACGTAAGGTCGTCATCTATGCACTTCAGAAAATCCCTGCAAAAAAATACAATCTGTACAGCTATATTAGATGTTGAAGGTGAAACTGACAAAACACTGTATTTCTTCAATGGTGATAATTTAAAAGTTCAAAAGAACTTAGTTACGGGCAAAAATTATTGGACGTTTTTAACGCCGATAATTTCAAACGGGAGAGATTTTGAAATTCAAGGAACTAAAGGAGATGTAACAATTTCACAAGTGTTGCTAAACCATTTTGACAAAGGGTACAGGAACGAATATAACATCTCAGAAATGGAGAGTGCAGTTAAACAAACTAAAAGTGAAATAGAGCACGCCGTAAGAAAAGACAATTTTGGAACGGTGTTGACTCAAAACGCCGAATATTTAAGGCTTGCATGGAATAACATATCGAAGTTTATTCAATTTGAAAATGGGAGTATGTCGTTTTACGAAGGTGGTCAAATTAACAATAATAAATTAGTGGCTAGACTAAATGATTCAGGGTATCAGATGTGGCGTGACGGTTATTATTTAGGGGCAATAGGAACGAACTCTTATAAAGAAGATGTATCTAAGAAAGGAATTCAATTCGATTTAAACTATGACGGTTGGTTCATGGGTTGGGCGTACCAGACACAAAAAAACGCTAACTATTATAATTGGAAATGGGTTTATTCGTCAGGAAATTTTGCGTCGTATAAGGCTAATACGCTTAATGCTGGGTGCGATATAGATTTACATGGATATAAACTCAGAAATGGTTATATTAACCCAACTGAATTTCGGGTTGAAGGTGGAGTAACAACAGATTCTTATGATTTTATGTTAGCAGATGGTCGTTCTTTAACAATAAGATTTAAAAATGGTTTTGCATTAAGATAATAGGAGGTAATTAATATGGAAGGAAAAATAGCAACATTTGAAAGTGATTTAATTAAATTTATTGAAATTTCAGCAAGGGACTATCAACTCCCGCCGTTTGTAGTCGTCGGAGTTTTAGCGAAAATTTCTAACGATTGGAAAAGTAAGGAGTTAGTACAAGTGGTGGAATCTTACAACGAAATAATTAAATCGTTTAACGAGCAAATCTCAAAAGGAGAAAAAGAAGATGTACAAGATTAACTACAAAGACCGAATTTTCAACGACAACGCGACAGTAACTGGTTTAAGGGTACAAATTCAAGACGGTCAAACAATTATCACTAGAATTTTAAGTGGTGATCACGACCACAAAACAGATGAGGATTTAATCGAGTTAGTGCTGGAGCAGTTCTACCAAGAAACGTACCCTAACCGTGCAGAGAATGAGAGGTTTGCCAAGGTCGACGAGAAGTTGAAACTTATGGATGAGCAACTAGAGGAAGTAAACAAGATGAAGAAGGAACTTGAGGTAACTCAAGGCTCGGTAATGGAACTTATCACGCAATTAGGTGATAAATTGGCTAAAGGAGATGAACAGCATGAAAAAGCTGAGAAAACTCAAGAAAACGGCAAAGGAGGTGAAAATAATGATGGCAATGTTATTCGCAATTAACATCGCTAAAGGCAAAAGAACATTCGCAAGCGTTCCAGCGTTCTTAAAAGAACAAGTTAAAGAATGCTTAATCGATATGGACTTAGAGCATTTAGCTCATGAATAGTATCAAGGGAGCTTAATTGCTCCCTTTTAAAATTTGTAGAAAGCGAGGATATTTAATGATTGATTAGTGAAGGCGTTATAGTTGCAGTTGTCACTACAATAATCGCACCCACGATAGCGTGGTTGTTGAAACGTAGTAACAAGAATTTAGAAAAAATTGATAATAATTTAACAGAAATAAACAGTAAAATTCAAAAAACAGCAGACGGAACTTTGGCAATAACTAGACACAGACTTTTAAGAGAAATGACAAGGATTTTAGATAGAGGCACAATTGGAGTGCATGAATTAAAAGAACTTTCCTTGCTTTACGAAAGTTACAAAAATCTAGGAGGAAATTCAGTAGTAACTGAATTATTTGAGCGTTGCCAAGATTTACCGTTGAAAAAGGAGGATAATTAATGATTAACTGGAATGTAAGATTAAGAAATAAACGATTTGTATTAGGGCTTGTGAGTGCAATTATTTTGGTTGTACAAGCGGTAGCAAAAGTATTTGGATTGCATTTTAATTTGGATAATTTCAGCAACAATATTGCAGAGGTGATTAATTCAGTGTTTGCAGTCTTAGCATTGCTAAACGTAGTTAGCGACCCTACTACAGCAGGATTTGGAGACAGCGAACAAGCCTTAACTTACAGCAAACCAAAGGAGGATAAATAATATGGCAATAAACACAGAACAAGCTATTAAATG